GTCTGCAGTCTGAACAGTTAAGTTACGGTAGTTACCAACAATGTAGTTACTAGGGTTAACTAAGATACCTTGCGCTTTTCCTGCTGCCGCTGCTTCGAATGCATCAGAAACAACCATTGGGATACCCCAAATCTTACCTAATTCACCTGTTAAGATAGTAGCTTTTTCTCCATACTTATCAGATGTGATAACATTAGCATCATCAACTAAACCATAGTATGCTGCTTGAGACAAGAACAATACTAAGTCTGAAGGATTATGTCCCCACGGACCCATAGCAGTACGTGCCGTATGTACGTTAGTAGAAGTAATAGTAGCAGTAGTACTAGATGAAGATACTGTACCACCAGTGTGACCACCAGCAAATTCTTCAAGCTCTGTAAACGGAGCTGCAATACCAGTACCTAAGATAGACTTATCTGAAGTGCGAGCCATACGACGAACAATTGCATCACTTACGATTCCTGCAATTGGAAGCAATGTATCTTCTTCCTCTTCATAACCAACATACTCACGAGTAGCTAGTTTATATGCAGTCAAAGCAACATCTCTTAATAGGTGCTTTTTAATTACACCTGAAGAAAGGTCATTAAATGCTGTACCAATCTCAGTACCATCATTAAAGGTATCTTGATCAGCGGCATCAACCCATGTAGCATCAGAACCGGCATCTGGATTTGAAGGGAAGTGCATAATACGTGCATTCATTTGCATAGTATTAAATACTGACTCAACAACAACACGATTTTGCATTTCTGTAAACATGTTCGCATTCCAAGTTGTTTCCCAGCTAGCATCGTCACCATTGATACGATTAGCAGAAGCTTTTTCGATTAATTGCTTACCGACTTCAGTTTGATCAATTGACTTACCTAAGATTTTTGATGTAATAAATACACTTGTTAACTCATCTTTAGAAGGCGCATTTGACCCAACTTCAGAGAATTGCATCTTAGAGTTCTGCATAGCAGCCATCTCGTCTTTAGCAGATTTAAGCTCGTCTGACATATCAGAAATAGCTTTAGAGTAGTTATCTCCATCTGCTTTAATTTTAGCTTCCAAAGCTTCGGCAGTTTTCTCTGCAGCGGTTTTACCCATTTCAATTGATTTAAGTGTAGCTTCTGCTGCAGACTTCTCAGCCTTCTCAGCAACTTCGGCTTTGTATGAGTCTAAAGCTGCAGTTGCAGTCTTAGCCATCATAACTTCTAGTTCTTTCTTATCCATATTAATTTCCTTTAGAATGTTATCCTGAGAAGGTTCCTTCTCTTCCTTTTTTAACTCTTCTTTCTCTTCTTTTACTACTCCATAAGACTTTCTAAATGAGTTATACTCATCTACATCATCAAATGACTTAGCTAAAGAGAAAACTGAGTCTTGATTAGCGGGAACTGATACAACACTAATTTCATACAAAGATAAATCTTTGATATAGAACGTATCGTCTTCCTTCTCGTAGTCCGCATCTTTGATGCTAAAACCAACACTAAATGTTTTTAAAACTCCATCTTTGATTAAGTTATACACTTCACCTGCAGCTTTACTAATTTCTGCAACAATTTCCAGCCCCTTGTCAGTTACATTGTAATCAACAGTGGTACCTACTGGGCGCGAATAGTCGTGGAAAGCAAGGATAATAGGGTTTTTNAGATAATCATCCATACCACCCTTTGTCCAAGCCTCTTTAACGATTACATCGCCAGTGCGGTCTTTGGAAACTGTATTTGCATAACCTTTGATTGTTAGAGTTTCAGACTTACCGTCTTTCTCTACCACATCAAATAATGAGTTAATTTCAAACTTTTTATTCATCATTTTCCTCGTTTCCCTGAGGTCTTCCGCCCTCAGAAGGGTTGCTTGCGCTTCCTGCAATGTTTGCTGGAATACGCACATCATCATGACCTTCTATCTTTTCTAATCTTAATGCCTCTCTAGCTTCATTAGGAGTAAGAATACCCCCATTAACTAAAGTGCTGTAGTATCTTGCTTTATCGTCTAGCTCTGGCTGTAAAGGCGAGAGCTCTTCTAGTGCTGCTGCAAGGTCATAACCAAAATATCGCTCTAGCCCGCTAATTAGTTTCCTAACTAAAGGTAGAACAGTTTCTTGATACATTAATTTCTGGTTGGGTCTAATGTTAGCATTATTGCCACCATCCATTAAAATTGGTGGGATTCCTATAACTTTTAGAATGGTATTTTCTAAGTTAGTTACTGAATCCTCAAAATCTAATTTCTTAAAGTCCACATTAGAGATACTGTCTATCTCAATTCCTCCGTCTAGAACTAAAGGTCTACGACCTCCGCTCTTAGGGTTGTACTTCTGTGCCCATGAGTTAATAAGTCTATCTTTAACTTTAGCACTAAGAGTATTAGGTGTCTTTAATACAAGCCCAGGTACCGCTCCATTCTTGAAGAAGTTTGCCTGAAAGGCTTTCATATTGTATAATAAGTTTATACTATCTGTAGCTGATTTAAGTCTTGACTTACCTCTGTAAATCGACTCAGCTGCGTTATCCTGAATATGGATAATCTCATCTGGCTTATACTTAGTACCATTATAATCATACCCTTTGATAAAAGTTTTCTTATCTGGGTGGATTGTAACATTCTCTGCAGGTAAGTGATATAAACTTGCGCCATCAAAGTATATAAAAGCATTTCCATCCATCAGCATATCTAAAAATATGTTGCGTCTAAACGCATCTGCAGTCTGGTACGCGTTAGGGTTCCTATTGAGAAGACTAACGAGCTTTTTATGCCTTATAGTAGCTATTCCAGGAAACGCTTCTTTATCCCCAACATCTACGTTGATTTGTGAAGCTGCATCAACAATCATGTTAACGCCTCTGTTTACTACTTCTAATCTATCATACGCTCTTTGGTAAGTAATTACAGGAGCTAACGACCCCTGACTTCCTTGAGCTGCCGCTATCTGCGGTTGTGATGGATTCAGTTTCTGAACCCATTTTTTAAATAATCCCATATTCTTTTACTCTTCTTTTTTCTACCCAGCGTTGTTGCTTGGGGCCAGTGACTAAAGCAGGTTTCTTGCCATATATAGAATGCAGTTTTAAATGATGTTTGTGACAGAGAGTAACTGTGTCATCATAAATTTCTTTATGGTGTGCCTCAATAAACTCATCCCTCATATCCATCATATCTTCCGCAGTCGATATAACTAGTTTCTTCTCTTTAATCCACTTATTAAGAAGTTCCGTCACACTTAAAAAGTGATGAAAGTCCAAAGACTCGTTTCCACCACAGATGTAACATTCCTCATCCTTTACATAAGCAGACTTTGCACGGTCTCTTATGTATTTAATCTTATCGCGTTTAAGTTCACTCATAGGTTGATTTCTTAAAATTTCTCTATATATGGGCAATTATATCAAATTCCAGCAGAAAAGTCAAGAGCTATTTTTGATCTGGTGACAGCTAGAATGTTATGTCCGAGGCCACGAACGTGTACAAGGCATAACGCAGGGCATCAGACATATGCGATGCCATATTATGGACAGGCTTTTCTGTTAGTAAGTTTTCGTTAGGGTTCCACTGGTACTGGTCTAATGCCATTAGAGTATGGTCGCACTTTTGATCCACGATCAATTTGTCATTATCCACAATCGTGGCTACAGCCGCAATACCATCCAGCACACTCTTAGTTGCATTGATAGTCGAAATATCGTAATTCTGGGCTAAATCGAAACGCATTTGTTGAGCTGCGGAGTCGATGTAGATTGCGTCTATATCCCACTTATTAATCAATCCTTGAATAACTTCTGCATGTTGCTCGGTGGTCTTCTCAGCCTCCATGTACTCATCTAAAATATAATATGTTTCTGCGTCCCAGTCATACCCAATAACGCAGAATGCAGTAGGATCACGATAACCTACGTCGAGCCCTGCGAACACATCCATCTTGGAAGTATCTAGTTCCTCCAAGTTTGCCACACATTCCTCGTAATTGAAATCCCAAACTTGTCCTTGGAAAGTATTGAAAGAGGCTAAGTACTCTTGCTCGAACTCAGCCTTTGACATACCTTTCTTAGCTTCATCGATATCTTTCTGCGAAATTCTAGGGTTTTCGTGGTATGTCGCTCTAAGAGACACCCAGTTGTCATACTCGTCATTAAATCCACGTTGATAAAATTCTGAGAACCAGTTATTTCTACCACGAGGGGTTGAGATAAAGATACACTTACTATTAGGTTTATCTAGTGTAGGCCTTAGGGCTACGTTAAACGCATCCATGCCTCCATCTCCTAGAGCCGCTTCATCAAATATAATAAGATCATAAGACCTACCAACGGTGCTATCCACCTGATTGACTGATCCCATACGAATAGTGCTTCCATTGGTTAACTCGATTATTTTGTCTTTGGCATTGTCGCGGGCTACCTCTAGGTCAAAGTGTTTAATTAGATTTCGTTGTAGGTCGAATGAAATCTGTGAAAGTGAATAGTTCGGGCTCATGATTAGCACGTTTGTGCCCGGCACGAGTGCTACAAGCTGCCCGATTATGTTTGCTATATAAGTCTTACCTTGTCGTCTAGACAGTGCTGCTACAACAAATCTGTATCTAGGATTATTAAGTGCATTGATTAGCGCAACTTGAGATGCAATAGGGGTTATCCCTAAAAGTTCCATATATTGTTGGATTGGGAGTTTTATAAACCTCTCATCTTTTGGGTACTCAACTAATTCTGTTGATACCACATCATCTCTGCTTATTTCTAGCATTAATATTTCCTTATAAATTAGGTTAAAAAGCCCTACTAATGTAAGGCTTTTGGGTGTATTTAGTCTTTAGTAAAGATGTGGTACACTACTGCAAGCGACGCTAATCCTACTAATCCAGCGTTGCCCAGGTTAGTGATGATACCAGTAATAGTTCCGATAACATCTCCACCAATGAACGGTACAGTTCCGCCAAAGATTACTTGTAAAACGATTGCTAGAGCAATTAATGCTACTCCGGCTTCAGTTGCGGATTTGATCCATCCCATAATTTTATCTACCATATATTTCTCCTATATTTAAGATTTGTCGATATTGACAAGTATAGAATTATACCAGGTTTTTATAATTTGTCAATATCAAATTTCTTAGGTGGTAGAGATAGACTTATAAAGCCTATCTTTTCATAGCTGCAGATCCAAAATAGAAACCAATAATATTCATTATAGCTACAGGTAACCATTCTGGAGTTACAAAACCTGTTAAAGCAATGTATTCCGTAAAGGTATGTGTAGTGTCAATAAATAAAAACTTGAATCCTTCTGTCACCTCGATTGGGACGTTTGTTTGCATCCCCATAATTGGTGCCATGAATACAATTCCGATTCCTGCTAAAAGGCTAAACACTACGATGAATCGTCTAATCCACGCAGCATTTGGGTTCTGCATTTGTCTAGCGTTATTCACACCCTGCTCAATCTGAGTATTCTTCTGTAACAACATTTTGTGCTGCTCAGCTTTATCCGCCTGAGCCTGCCCCCACATCTTCATCATACCGCCCATAGCGGTAGAGCCTAACATACTTATTGCTTCGATTGGTAATCCAAACATATTTTCTCCTATTTTTTGCAGTTACATTTTTTAGGCGTGTCTAACAGCTTGTCAGCTACCTTGTATACTACAGCTTTTAATCCAAAGATAACCAGTACTAGTATACCTACGATCGTAGTATACCATTCTGGTGCCTTTCCTAAATTTTCCCACGCTTGTGTTAGAGTCACTTCACTAAATATAGGTGCTAAGAAGTTCATAACGATTGGGAAGGAGAATACAAGTACTATTGCCTCATCTTTCCAGCTGTTATCCATACTCTCTTCCGCAAGTTGGTGGTCTAACTTTTTTGTCTCTGTATCCATGGTTCTCCTTTACATATCTGATAATGGGTTATTCAATGCCTTTTGTAGTTTATTAGTAAAGGAGTCTTCAATCTCCTTTACATCCTTTCTAAAAGCTCGGAGCTCGTCATTCATATCTTTATTAACGTCTTTAACAAACCTGTATGCGTCATCCGCGGTGGCTTCTGCTCTCTTGATATCCTCTTTTAGTCCCTTAGTGTCCTTCTCAGCTTCATTAATTCTTGCATTAACTTTATCTAACTCACTAAATATTGCACCGGGGTCAATTTCTGATATGGCCTCTACTTTTTGGTACGTAACAAACCCGCCATACAGCATACCCAGTAAAGAGCCTACTGCAGTAATAGCAGCAATAGCAGTTGTGGGGGTTGCTTTTAACCCGAAAACTTTAAACTCTTTGTTTCTTAAGTTCTCTATGTTATCAAGCTGCTCCCCTAAGTTTTTATCTGTCATAATTAATTCTCAAAGTTGTTCTGTAGACTTTTAAGGTTTTCTAGTTCCTTCTCTAGAAGTCTAACTTCTAAACGCTTCTTCTGTAGCTCTAATTTATACAAAGTATTACAGTTAATCCGCTCCTTAGGCCCATCCAGTGGTATTATTAGCCTAGCGTAAAGCCCTATGTCTTTAGTGGTAGGATTATCTTTATCTTCTTCTCCAAACAAACCTACAGAATTATCTATAATCCCAGTTATTCCAAACTCAAAATTAGTGGCTGCGCCGATAGCATTTTTACAGTCCATATCCCCTGTCCTAAAACTATCTTGCCCATATGTAGAAGGAGAGCTAGGAAGTTGTAAGTTTATACCGCTATTCGCTAATATTGAGGAGCTTGTAATTAATAGTAGTAGTGCTTTTTTCATATTAATCTTTAAATTTAGAGCAAATACGAGAGGCTACTGCTGTTCTCCTTAGGTCCTCTTTTCTCAATTTAGACTTAGAGCAGATATATACTACTCTACTTTTATCTGTTGAATTAATAAAAACGTCAAAAACTACTTTACCTAAGTATTTTAATTTAATAACTGAGTAGGCCGATACAAATGGTACCGGTTCGAAGTCTTTATTGAACACTCCTATCTCATAGTACTCCACATCGTTACGTTTATTAAATAACTCCATTTTAGCTTTTAATATACCACTAAGGTGGGCGCGCTTCCATTTAGGATACGTGGGGGTCATTTCATGTGAGTAAGATAGCCCCGATACTAGTAGTAGTACTACAGCTAGTTTTTTCATTTACTGAGCAATACACTCCGCAAGTACAAGAGACGTATAAGATCCCCCTGCATACGCTTTAGATCCTCCCATTGTCGCAGCAGAAGTAGTCTTAAACCAGGTGGACCCAGTAGCAGTCATATCATACTTATCAGTATAATCGAATTCAACTTTATTAGTTTCATAATCCGCCATACCTGTAGAATCAGAGATTGCCTTAACTACTGTATCTCCTGTCCAAGTTACCGTATCTGGTAAAGAAGGGCTAGTTGAGAACGAGTTTGGGGCAGTAATCTGTGCGTAGTATGCGTCTGCTAATGTTACATCAAAACGAGTTACTGCTAATACGCCTCCATCCGACACCGCTGTTGTCAATGTATACGCATTGGGGTTTCCATACGTTCCTTCTGTGTCTGTACTAATAATGCATCTTGATTGTACACTTCCATTGATTGATGTATTTTCTGCTAGTGCGAATGTGCTAATACTAGCTAAAATAATAATTAAGCTTTTAAACATATTATTCTCCTCTGTGCTTCGTAATATTATATTACTTATACTGCATCCCGATCATTTCTTCGTGCAATTTTTGAGTTGCCCAATTCATTCTTCGAGCCCCTCTATTATCTGGTAGATTTCCACCATCTAATTGTACCGTTTCTGTGTATACGCC